ATTCCGGCGATGGTAAAGGTAAGAATCTCTATATGAAGGGGATATTCATCGAAGGTGGCGTGAAGAACGCTAACCAACGTGTATATCCCGTTCACGAAATCGCAAAAGCCGTTGACACCATCAACGAACAGTTGAAGGGTGGTTACAGTGTACTAGGTGAGTTGGATCACCCAGATGACTTGAAAATCAACTTGGATCGCGTCACGCACATGATTGAAAGCATGTGGATGGACGGTCCTTGTGGATTTGGCAAACTAAAAATATTACCTACTCCATCAGGCAAGATTGTGGAAGCAATGTTGACCAGTGGTGTAAAGTTAGGCGTTAGCAGCCGTGGTAGCGGTAACGTTAACGAGAGCAGTGGCCATGTAAGTGATTTTGAAATCATTACTGTGGACATTGTTGCACAACCCAGCGCACCTCATGCTTATCCTAAAGCAATTTACGAAAGCCTGATGAACATGCGCGGTGGTGCTCAGTTATATGAGGTGGCACGTGAAGCATCTCAAGATCAAAAAGTACAAAAGTACGTTGAGCAGGGCATTAAACGCCTGATCAAGGATTTGAAACTATAAAGGAGAATGGATCCAATGTTAGACGCTATCAAACCGTTGTTGGAATCTGGTATCATTAACGAAGCCACTCAGCAGGCTCTGAGCGAAGCGTTCGAGGCACGTATCAACGAAGCCCGCGAACAAGTTCGTGCAGAATTGCGTGAGGAATTCGCACAACGTTACCAACACGACAAACAAACCATGGTTGAAGCTCTGGACAAAATGGTGACAGAATCTTTAACTGCCGAATTGGCAGAATTCCAATCAGAAACAAAAGCATTGGCCGAAGACCGCGCAAAGTTCAACTCGCGCATGGTTGAAGCCGCAGGCAAGTTTGACAATTTCTTAGTTACTAAACTATCTGAAGAAATTCAAGAACTACGTGCTGATCGCAAACAATACGAGAATAGCATTGCTAAACTTGAATCGTTTGTTATCAAAGCACTTGCTGAAGAAATTTCTGAATTTGAAGCTGACAAAAAAGAACTAGTTGAAACTAAAGTTGCGTTGGTTGCTGGTGCTAAAGAAAAATTAGCCCAACTACAACAAGCATTTGTTTCTCGTAGTGCTGAAATGGTTAAAGAATCAATCGCTACTAAGCTAGAGTCTGAAATGACTCAACTAAAAGAAGACATCCAGATTGCTCGTGAGAACATGTTTGGTCGTCGTCTGTTCGAAGCATTTGCTAGTGAATTCGCTGTTACTCACTTGAATGAGAACAAAGAAATCGCAAAACTACGTCAAGTCTTAGACACACAAAATGCCGTTATTGCTGAAGCACGTAAAACTGCTCAACAAGCCGCTACATTAGTTGAATCAAAAGAACGCGAAATTCGTATTATCAAGGAATCTACAGAACGCAAAACAAAACTTGCTGAAATGTTGAAACCTTTAAACAAAGAGAAAGCCGCTGTAATGAGCGAACTTCTCGAATCGGTGCAGACAGATAAGTTACAATCTGCATTTGATAAGTATCTACCTGCCGTTTTGAACAATGGCGCTGTAAAAACAGTTGTTCCACAAAAGCAAATGATTGCAGAAAGCCGTTCAGAAGTAACAGGAGATAAATCTGCTAAAAACGTAAATACACACGACGTTGAAACATCGACCAACGTATTTGAATTAAAACGACTAGCAGGGCTAAAGTGACTAAACCCTAAAAGGAAAAAGGAAAGAAAATGACACAAGCATTATTAGAAAGCCGTTGGGGCGAAACCAAAGACGCTCTGCTTGAAGGCTTACATGGTTCAAAAAGAACCTCCATGGCAGTTGTATTGGAAAACACACGCAAGCACTTGGCTGAAAACGCCACTGCTGGCGCAACAACAGCTGGTAACGTAGCAACACTTAACCGTGTTATTCTGCCAGTTATTCGTCGTGTTATGCCTACAGTTATCGCTAACGAAATCATCGGCGTTCAGCCAATGACAGGCCCAGTATCTCAAATCCATACACTACGTGTACGTTACACAGATAACGTTACAGGTACTGGTGGTGCTACTGGTACTACAGCTGGTGACGAAGCATTGAGCCCATTCAAAATTGCTACAGCTTACTCTGGTACAACATCCGGCTATGCAGCTTCTACAGCTACATTAGAAGGTGTACCTGGTAACCGTATCAACGTCCAAATCTTGAAACAAGTTGTCGAAGCTAAAACTCGCAAATTGTCAGCACGTTGGACATTTGAAGCTGCTCAAGACGCACAAGCCATGCACGGCTTGGACGTTGAAGCAGAAATCATGGCAGCTTTGGCTCAAGAAATTACTGTTGAAATCGACCAAGAAATCATTGGTTCTTTGAGCGCATTGGCAGCTACTGACTACGCATTTGACCAATCAGCAGTATCTGGTACAGCTACATTCGTTGGTGACGAACACGCAGCATTGGCAGTTTTGATTAACCGCTCTGCTAACTTGATCGCTCAACGTACACGTCGCGGTGCTGGTAACTGGGCTATTGTATCTCCTGCTGCATTGACAGTATTGCAATCTGCAACTACTAGCGCATTTGCACGTACAACAGAAGGTACATTTGAAGCTCCAACTAACACAAAATACGTTGGTACATTGAACGGTGCTATGCGTATCTATGTAAACGCATACGCAAACGATTCTACATCAGTATTGGTGGGATACAAAGGTTCAAGCGAGGCTGATGCAGCAGCGTTCTATTGCCCATACATTCCTCTAATGTCTTCTGGTGTTGTTCTAGATCCTAACACATTTGAACCAGTAGTTGGTTTCATGACACGTTATGGATACGTAGAATTGACAAACACAGCGTCATCTCTAGGTAACGCTGGCGACTACTTGAGCGAAATCAGCATCGCTAACTTGTCGTTCCAATAATCTCTGTTCGGGAGCCCTGTTTCGACAGGGTTACAGAGGGAGTCAGAAAAGCACACCTTGGTGTGCTTTTTTGTTGGCGGTTCTATCTGTACTATAAATATTTTTGTAGCAACAGCTACAGCTCGTGTTTACACACATACACACAAAGGAGAAAACTATGAGCAAAACACCTTACGAGATTCGTCTCGAACTTCTCAAAATGGCTAACGAAATTCTTGTGACGCCAATTCACCAAACCCGAGTGGCACTAAGCGACGAATATCATTCCAAGCTGAACGATGCCAATCGTGGTACGCTTCCTTACCCCACCATGCCTAGTTTCCCCACTAGCACGGATATTGTGAGCAAGGCTGAAGAACTCAAAAAGTTCATAGACCAAGCGTAAAAATAAAGCCCCGCAAGGGGCTTTTTGTTGATTACGCCATAAATACTACACTCAACAGAGTTCCACTTAGCCAAGTGGCGGTCTAGAACACCGTAACAAGGAGAACAAAATGGCAAAACTAAAAATAGCAAACCAATCATCACAAACTGGTGTAACATACCCACAACCTGAAGGCGATCGTTACATCAGCCCAACACTGATCAATGGTTATCACATTGGTGGCGTTGGTGGTAAAACCAGTGATGCTGGCCTACAGATTCAACCACAAGTCTATATTACTAGTGGTTCATCTACTACTGGCAGCATCATTGCACAAAAAGGTGCTCACAAGTTCCGCGTCACAGACGGTACACTCACAGGTGATTGCGTACTAACCAACAGTCCCAACTTGACAGCTGGTCAAATGAACATTTTGATCACATTGAACACAGCAGCAGCCAACATTGCATCTGCCAACGTGGCCGGTGGTGCACTCAGCACAACATTCAGCTATGATTCACGTACAACAGTAAGCGGCCCAGTCACAACTCCACGTGTAGGTGACTATGCAATTTGGACAAGCCCAAGCGCAAACATCAGTGGTGTAGCACGTATTACCAGCGTCAGCAACGGTAACTTCACAGTTGCAGCAACTGGAAACGTAGCAGCAGCCAACGGTGTGACTGTAAACACCAGCACTTACGCTAGTCGTATCACCAACAAGTTTGTGTATGACTTTGCCAGCGATGGTCAACAAGACAGCACAAGTGGCACAACCACATATTACACAACCG